ATATTGCCTATCGGGGGGTATGCCGTCTTGTTTCTAGCGCGAGGCTAAAGCAAAAGGCAATGGCATCTGACCAGACCATGACGCACCTTTCTGCACGTTGCACTTCAAACACGCGCATCGAACATTGTCCCACTCGTGCCCTCTGATGCGTGCACTCAATGGATAGGGATGGTGGTCGACAGTTGGAGACCTTGGGTGTGCCCGTCCGTTACGCACAATATACTTGCGAAGTGTCTTCCTCTTGCAGATGTGACAGCGATAGCCGTCCCTCTCGTAGACATCCAGCCTGCGAATCTTGCAGTCATACGACACGCCAAACTTCTGGCACCGCCCTTTAAAGTCTCCGCATTCCCTCTTGTGTCTTTTCAAGACACACCTATTGCATACCGGAGTGGCTTTTCTTTTCTCAACATTTCCGCCTATGAAGCAAATCTTCATAGGTCTTTCGCAAACTGTGCACGTCGCGTCGTCGCAGTCTTTTCTGGCACACTCCCAAGAGCAGTGCGGCAACTTCCAACTAGATGGCTTTAGGCATTTCTCTCCGCAGTGCTTGCACGTCAGCCACTTCGGGATCTTCCTCAAGAAGGCAGCAAACTCACTGGCCGCAATCTGCACCGGTGGGCGAACTGTATTTCGTATTGCCCGACGCCACAGCGCCCTGACTCTTTTCAAAAATGCTTTTCTGGCTACTAAGCCTTCGCGAACCTCATAAAAAGCAGGAGACTGACTTATCTTGTTGGGGCGTTCTCTGGCCGCTTGGTGAATAGAAGATCTGTCCCATGCCTGTATGCCAGCCGTCCTTGCCCCGTGGAAGCATTCAGATGAGCAATACTTCCGTGCGTCCCGCGATCCGCAGGGCAGCCCGCACATGGCACACAACCGACGAGGCTTTTTCAATCTCGGCTTGCCGGGGATGCCCTTCCTTGCAGCAACACTGGCAGCAACCTGCCTCTTTCGTAGCACTTGCTGGCAATCCATTGAGCAGCATCGTCTTTGTCTTATTTGAGACAAGCCCGAAGCTATAAACTGACCGTCACAAATAACACACGCCTTTTGCTGCGTTGGGTCTTTGTATCGGCCGGATGCCCGATCTCTGCAGCGCTGTAACCTGCAGCACTCCGGACAAGAAGCACGATCTGCACCATGAATCGTCGTCCATGACGAACCGCATTTTCTGCAAGCCATCCTTACATCCTCCTGATGGCAAGAATGTATTCACATTGACTTCGCGAGTCTAGTCTCCGAGTTTGTCTTTTTCTGGTGACAACTCGCGCACAAAGTTTGTCCATTCGCCGTGTCATAACGCAGGTCTGGCCGCTGACTAACTGGGATCACATGGTCAGCGTGGGCCTCTCCTTTTCGGCATAGAATGCGAGAGCAATGACGGCACACGTAGGCATCGCGGAGAAGCACGGCTTGCCGCCATGCACGATGCTTCGGGTCGCAGTAGCCACGCCTATAGCCGTTGGGCCTGTTCTCGATCCTGCGGATCTGCGTCTTGCCCCTGGCCGGTCGCAGCATCTCAACACGCTGTGGCATCACATCACCGCCGCTTCGACGAACGCCCGATCGACTTGCTCCTCAGTCAACCCGAGAGACGCAGAGAGCGGCACCAGCATCGGGTGCGACCGCTCCACGTACGGTGCGTATTCCCACTCAACTCGCACCGCCTCACGCTGTGCTGCGTCAGGGATCGCATCGATGGCAGCGTCAACCGCCGACATGCTCACGCCCTTGCCTAGCAGCCAGAGGCGAATCTGCCGTGCTGACACTGTCGCAGGTGGTGGCTCGGGTGGCGTGACGCCGCGCTGATTTGTCCCGACGAGCTGACCCAAGGAATCAAATACATTCCATGTGTGCAGCCCGCCTACGACTCCAATGTATTGAGTCTTATACATTTATCCCGAGCGCCCCGTAGATTTGGACAGGCGTTGCGCTTAGCGATGTAGCCGTGTGTGGCAGGTCGTCAAGGTTAAGGTCTAGCACTGCGTTTAATCGCGGTTGCTGCCCGGAGACTGCTTGATTCACACTGCGACCAGCAATACTCGCGCTCCCGATGAGGTTACGCAGTACAGCGAACCCGTACCGCAGCCCCGGTGATAACGTGACTGTCGACGGGTACTCTGCGTCTTGTAATAGCGATCTTGTGTAGAGCGTCCTCTCCTCAAGAAACAATGAAGGATCATTAGCAGTGCGGGCGAGCAATGTTATCTGGCCGTCGTCGAAAAGATAGAGCCCCATTCGTGCAACAGTAGCATCAGCAAAAGCAGCATTGACAGAACTGCAAGTCAGCGAGATTACGGAGATTGGGCTGTCAACGCTAAAAAATGACACCATTGTCCGGCTCCCCGGATTCAATCCATTATTGACAAATCCGCGAGGGAAAATATCGAATCGAGACGGGATTGAATCCGCGACAGACGATGCACCCGACACGCCCGCTGGCCCTTGCGGCCCGATGCCCCCGCTCGCAGCAGCCGAGACGCTCGACGACCCGACGTTCGCGGTAATTGCACCGCCGCCGGATACCGCCGCCGTGATCGGCTGCGAGACTACGCTCGCTGTGATCGTCATGCCACCACCTCGACAACGCCCTGCAACGCCGTCCGCTGCACGCCACCGGGGGCGACCCAATCGAGGTGCCAGCCATAGGTGCCAGCAGCCAGAGCCGCTGTCTGCGTGTCTGAGAGGCTGACAGACACCACCGCAGCGGCAGCATCGGTCACGCTCGTCGTGATCGCCGACACCGTGCCGCCGGTGATGAGACTCGTGAGCGTACTCGTGACCGTGTAGCCCACGAGCGAGACGCCACCGAAGTCGATGGAGGTGGCGAAGTCATCGCCGCGTTTGAACGCGAGGCTCATGGTGCCGGGTAGCTGTGTGTAGGTGCTCACTTGGTGGCTCCTGTTTTGCACTTGCATGACGCGGGGCACGGGCACGCTGTGCGGTGACCGTCGCCGTGAGTGATGTAGCCACGACCGCCGCACTCAGTGCAACAGGCAGGCTTAGGCTTGGGCGGCTCTGGTGTGGGCTCTGGTGCCCGTTCAGGTGCCGTGGTGGCGTAGGCTGCCGATACCGCAGCCGAGGCTCGTGGAGCCTCGCGGTCGATCTGTGCAGGATCGGCAGACAGAGCCGTCAGAACGGATAGCAGCCATGTCCACATAGGTCACCATCCTTCGCCGTGGTTCAAGACTCGGTTGCCGTCCTCGTCGACGCGGGCATGCACAACGTACTGCGGCTGCTCGGGTGGCGGCGGCTCGGCGAACATCATCGCCCACAGTCCCAGCCGCGCGAGACGCTGCACGAATCGCAGCACCGGGCGTGCTGGCTCTGGCTTGACCGGCGAGTAGTCAGACGTCGCTGCCCACCAAGTGAGCATGACGGCGACCAGGCCGACGACCAGAGCGGATTGGATTTCACGTCGTGTCATCGGTCAACGCTCCAGATCGAGTAGAGGAACATCACGACGCAAGCACCGACCACGCTGCCGATCAGCCCGGCGGGAGCGTCACCGAACGGCAGGCCGCCAGCCAGCGAGCCGACAATGCCGAGGCCGATCGTGGGCACCCAGCCTTCAGGGCAGCGACCCGGCATCAGCCACTTGGCGATGCCGCCAGCAATCGCACCGAACACGAGCCATGTGATGAGCGACATAGACACTCCTAGAGTCCGAGGTTGTAAACGTCAGCAATGAGGCGAGCAGGTGACGGCGTGCGGGCGTTAGCGGCGGGCGGCGCTGGTTGCAGCCAGTTGCCGTGATGAATGTCGCGGTACTTGAATCCGTCGGTGTCGCCGATCGCCCAAGCGTCTTCGAGCATCCGCTCAACAACGCTGCGACGTGCCCAGAAAGAGCCGTCGGGCTGATCGCTCGGCCACTTCGGGCCTGCTATCCAATTCGGAGACCAGCTATTCAATATTAAAACGCAGTCGTCAGGCGACCCGTTCTTTTTGTGGCGCACCGCCAGGGCCGCCATCTGGTGCATCCACGTCCCAGACGCTTCGGCGATGCCGTCTTTGTTGCGGACAGACTGAAAGCCTTGACTCGACGCCAGTGTGACGGGGTAGCCCGATTCCAAGGCTGCCGCAAGTTCGCTCCAAGTGCGAATGGCGACGACGTGCTTGCAGGGATGCTTCTTGGCGATGCCGTCCATCACGCCTTTGTCGTTCTGCCCGCCGCATCCGTAGGCACCCCACTGCTTTGCTCGCTCTCCGCTGTATGTCGTCAGATCAATGCCGTTGACCTTCTCGCGGTAGATGACGCCGAACTCTCGCAGGAACTTTGCCGCACCGAAGCCGGTGGCACCATCGTTGAATCCGCCGTAGGGCTGGGCACCGTCTCCTGGCTTTCGCATCGCCTCGACGCGGGCACCGCCATATAGTGCTTCTGTGGATGGCAACAGCGGCGGCTCTGGCAGTTTGCCAAGCGACCAAGACACAGAGTCTTGGCAATACACGGCGTGCATCGCACCCCAGCTCACGCAGTCGCCGATGGCTTGCCTGCCAACGACGAACGGCTTGCCGTAGCGTGCCCGATGTGCGGCGTCGAGTTGCCGATAGAGAAACGTGTCAACGCCCTTGGCTTCCTGCATCGCCTCGGCACCCGCCTGGCTGAAATACTTCTCGTCGCCGAGAGTCGCGAGAAACGCCCGCGTGCCCGCCGGGTCTGGCGTATACCCAAACTGCCCGTCTACTCGTGCGACCACCTTGGTAGTCGCTTGCGTCACGAGCGTCGACAGGATCGCCATGACGATGACGAATGCGACGGCAGAGATTGACCACTGATTACTTCGCGACATCGGCAGCAGCCCTCGCAAGGTCACGCAGTGCAGCCACCCATGCTGCCCGGCTCTCGGGCGTTACAGGCCCGCCAGACGAGCCAACAGAGTCGTCGAGAAACTTGTGGACGGCATCCCGCACCTGTGGCTGCCGGGCACCGATGCTCTCGCCACGGCATCGCATCTCACGGGCTGCGATGCGTAGCTCATCGAACGCCACGCCGGTTTTGAGCCTCTGGTCGTGCTGCCCGTCGTATTCGATGCAATCGGCGAGCTCTGCACACAGAGCCGAAAACGTCGCCGCGTCACTGGCGGCAGACACGCCGATGAACTTTCCACGCAGAGTGAAGGCATCCGGCGGCACGGGCACCGGCGACGGCGTCGGAGTCGCCTTCTGCGGCATGAACGCAATCGCAGCAGCGACCAGCAGGGCGGCAGCCGCGAGGTGCTTGCCGTCGATCCTCGGCTTGTTCGCCGAGGCGTACCACGCCTTCACCTTCTCGGTGATCTGCTGACCGGCGAGAGCGTAGACGGCAAACGCCAGAAGGATGGCTGTGATCATTTTGCTCTCACCAAGGGAAGAATTGTTTCGATCGTCCCGGCGGCAATCGCCACGACCAACGCTCGTGCCGGTGACCGGATGATGAACCAGAACGGATACACCGTCATCGGAACGCAGGCGACGGCGAGGGCGTCAAACAGCACGCCGACAGACTCCAATACGATTTCCTTTTTCTCGGGGCCGCTCAGCGTCTGGGTAGCGTCAAGCATCTCAACCGCCAGCCTGACCAGTGACGCGACCAGCGACCCGAACTCAGCCCACGTCAGGCCGTCGCGGGCCTTGTCGCGGGCTGTGTTGAGGAATCGCTCGGCGGCGATAATGAACGCCGGGAGTGTGTTTTCGTCTGACACCATCGGGCACCTCGCTGAACGTCAAGCCTCAGTTCGATTCTGTCGAATCACCCTGGCTGTCTGGCAGAGGGAAGACGATCACATCCAGAAGCCACTGGTAGACGTCCTGCCAGCAGTCGTCGGCTTCCTGCCACGCTTCTTTGCGGTCGAGCAGGAACGGCTGGGTAAACACTTCCTCCCGCCCGCCGACGATTTTCCCGTCGACATCCTGAAGCGTGAGGTACACGTACCGCCGCCCGTATTCGACGACGATCCGCCGCTCGATGCCGTCGGGGCGATTACTCATCGGAGAACCCTTCCAACGCCTCGCGGGCGTCGTTGGTCAGTTCAATTCGCTTCAAGACGACCTGCCGGGGCTTTGTGACTTGCCGCTCGCCTCTCGTCCGGTCATCCCAGCGGCTC